GAACTGTAACTTTATACAAGTCATCCAGTAAAAACTATATAATGAATAAAGCGTTAGCCTCAAATTCATTAGTCGAGTCTACATCAAGTTTAGACGGAGTTTCAAATAAAGGATTATATTTTAATAGTGGTAAAGATATAAGAGTTGCTGGATTAGGAACAGGAGCAGCGCAAGATGGTAGCGAATCATCTTCTTTGGTTTCTACTTCTTTATCAACTAATTTAGAAGCGAGAGGGTACTACCTAAGTTCTGCAACTAAAATGAAAAGCGATTCAGCATTTCAGGCTAGATTAGATAACATTACTCACACCACCCATGCAGACTTCGATACAATCAATACTCTTATTGATTTTACTGTAATTAGCATAAAAAGAAATAAATTTGATACTAGCGTTATAATAGCACCTTATGTTCCTTTGACTTTAGGTAGAGTAGATATAAATTACGCTAATCAACTAGATACTAACATATCTACTGCTATTTTAATGACTTGTAATGCTATTGGCTCAACACCTCAAAATTCATTAACATCTAGTTTAAGTGGCTATCATGTTGCTTTAGGTGGAATAGATACTCAAAGAAGGCACTATGGAAGTCCAATTTATGTAGATGGAACATTTGCTGGATTTTTTGTTGGTGCTTCTAATAGCGGCACTTATACTACATTATATTTAGATAGAAAAATAAAAAATGTAGCGGCAGATTCAGAAGTAACAATATTAAATGTTGATGAAACTACTAGGGAATCATCTAAAAAAACTCACGAATTGAACTTTTTGAATGCAGGTCATTTACATACAGGAAAAATGGTCGCATTACTTCACCCAACAATCGGTGCTGCTAATACTCCTGATACTAACATAGTTTCAGATAATACATTAAGCGTTTTTGACTATCCATTGAGTTATGATAGTGATTTAGGTAAGTCTTCTTATGCTCACAAGTTTGGTAGTCCATACTATAGGCTAATTAGTATAGAAAAAGGTAATTTTAATTTAGTGAATTCAAGCATTACAGGATTTACTGAGTCGGAAGAATATAATTTTTATGGTGAAAAATTAAGTAAAGTGAAATACTATTCTACTGCATATAGGTTTAATCCGGGATTTTATGTTGATGGAATATTAAATGATAATATTATTGGAGTAGGGGCAACAATGCCAAACTTTACTGATTCAGGCTCTAATTCAGAAGGGCATACTTTAATCGAATCTAGGGGATTTGATTCGGTTTTAGGCTCAAGATATTTAAACGAAGTCAGATTTAGTAAAGGTATAAGTACTGCTACTGATAGTATTTATATTCCCCCAAATCCAACATTATACTCAGATACCTCTTTAGGTAGAAGCCCTTATATCGCTGAAGATGTTTTAGACAATAAAGACCCTAAAGTATCTAGAATGTTTTTATTTTCTAATTGTGATTTGTTACCTTATTCTGGAAGTAGAATAGACAGTCTATTTAATCCAAATAATACTAGGGATTTAAGTGAGTATAGCATAATGTTAATTGATGAACCTATCATAACGGATTCATTTGATACTAAAACTAATGTTTTAGGTGAAACTACAAGAATATCTTCTAATGATTCTTCTCACACTTTTGCTAAAATAAAATCATCTAGTAAATCAGTAGGTTCGGAAAATACTACCTTTACTAATTTTTCTTTAATGAGATTAACTGAAGTTGTCTATGATTTTGCATTTAATCAATTTGACCCTGAAAACCCACCAAGTAGAAAAAGAGTAGTGCCTAGTTTTCAATATGCTGTTCATGGAAAAAGTAGCGTTACGAATAATACAAATCCAGTTTATGCTCGTTCTATACCTTCCTCTAATGTTATACGATGTAGTATTTCTCCCGATAATCTTTCGGCAAATGATGTCATAGTAGATGGAGCAGGTAGGTTTATGGGAATTGTTTCTAGTGTCTCTACCACTTACATTACTTGTGATAGTGCAATATTTAAAACATATAGAGATACTAGTAATGTAGCACAACATTATGTTGCTTCTTCGGGAACAGATACGCAATTATATTTTATTCCTGTTGAGCAATTAACTAATGCCGATGGTGGAGTTGGGCCAATAAAAGGACACGGAAAACAAGACACATTTATTAATTTTGATGAAGATATTCACCTATTAAAAAGTGCAATAATGACAGATGTTACCACTAATACATACGGTAAATCAGGTAGTGATTTTTATACCAAATATAGTAACAATACATTAGCGGGAACAATAAACAACAATTCGAGGCAACCTAATCTATGGCTACCTATTGATATTGACTCTGACTCAAAGGCAGCAAAAGGGGCAGGTGGTGGGCAACCGTCTTTAGTTTTAGAAAGATTAAGGGCTGGTTTCTTAAGAGGATTAAACGAAGGAAATAATTTTGGGGCAAGTGGCTATACAACCGGAGAATTAACTTATACTAATTTTATGCCTGTTATTTTCGATAGATTTAATATAGAAGATGGAACAACAGCCAATGCTGATACTGGAATGTGTTGCCCAAGAATAAACGGAATTAGCCATAGAACAGTAGAAGACGAATTTTCATTATATGGAATTGCATTAAATGGTGTATATGCTAGTCTAAAAGATACCGGTACGGTTAGAAGTAATTTAGCAACTGACGCTGATGGAGTAATTTTTGGATTTAAGCCACTACTTAAAATACACAATACTAATGATTTGATGGGAACTGATAAAGGGCCAAATAATACTACTATTGTAAGAGTATCAATAGAAACAAACAACCAACCCTTTTTAGATTTTGTTGATTTGACTGGGTGTTATTTAGCCCCAGAAAACGGAAAATACTTACAAAATGATTCCGACACTATTTCTTTAGGTACACATTCAGATGGGGAAAGTTTGAACGGTATGACACCGGACAAACTATTATATGTTATTTCCCATGAATTAGATATTTCTAATAATACTAAAACTCACATACTTACGCTTGATGATACATTAGTAGCCGCAGATACTTTTTATAGAATATTACAACCAAACCATACTTGCCTGTATGATTTTAGCCCAAGCGATATTAAACTTAACGAAATGTCTTCTCGATATACTAAGAAACCTTATTCTAATTCTATGTATGATAGTCCAAACAGTTACTTTGTTAATGGAGGTTCGGGTAAAAGAACATTAGCGGGTGAAGGAGAAGCAGTATTATCTATGTATGTTATTGCTGACCCTAATGATGTTTCTTCTTCCGACCATGTGGTAATAAGAACACCTGATAAATTAGATGCTATTTGGAATATAAAGGATGATAAATCATCTAAAGAAACTTTATGTATTGCTGATGGGGAAAACTTTAATGTTACTGGTGTTACTTTTACCAAAGACAGTACAAGCATTGGATATTATATGTCTATTTCCGAACAAGAAACAATGTTAGGCATACCTTCTTTTTCTGAACTAATTGAACTAAAGGTAGAAGGGGATGTAAGTTCTTCTGCTAAAAGAGCAATAATAGGTTCGGAAGTTACTATTTGTAGAGAAGCAGATGATTTAATAGAAGAAATGCTACAAGAAAATAATATTGATTTTTCTCTAAGTAAGAATGCAGATTATCCTTTCTTCTTAGCACCAAACTTTAAGGGTGTTAATTTATTCCAAGCAATTAAGTTTATTATGAGTAAGAAAAATAAATCACTATTAGAGGTCAATGGTACTTTAACCATTGTAGATAAGAATACTGTTTCAAACTTTCCAAGTCTTATTATAGGAACAAGAAACACCAATATAGATATATTTAGAATTCAAAAATTAAAAACTATGTATAGTTTTGCTAATACAGTTACAGTAGTAGGTAAAAGCCACAAAGGAACAAGAAAAGACCTTAGAAGCGTCAAGAAAGTAGGAGTAAAATCATTGAGAGAAACAGATAGGCAACTTGTTACTCAAGAAGAAGTTAATTCTAGAGCAACTGAATTATTAAAATTGCATGGCAAGTTTAACTTTAAAGTCAGTGTACAGGTTGGACACAAAGGATTAGGACAACTAAGGGCAGGAGATATTGTTACATTAGATTTTCCCAAAGAAAATATTGAATTTTCTGAATTTTTAGTACTTCAAATAACTCACAGTATGAGAGGAATGATAACTTTAGAATTAGGCAGATATAGTAAGCAATTAGAAGATAGGTTTGCTGAAATACAAATTAAACAACAACAGATAGAAGAAGAGAATTCCGAAGAAATTCCAGATAACATAGAATTAAGTTTCCTAGATGACATTAATCTTAAATTAATTAAGTTTGTGGCTCAAAAGCGGTCATCAATAGATGGCACTAAATTAGGATTTGGCGGGCCTTTAAATACAAGTACTTACACACTTGGGTTTGTAGGGGCGGGCGGCACAACAACAACTCTATTGGAGGAAGAATTTTGATAACTGACAAAATGAAACAATTAATCGCAACTCATATACAAAGTAGTTTAGCCAATAATGGTAAAATAGGCTTGGGTGGTAACTCAACATATTCTACCCAAACAGGATTAGATGTAGATTTAGGAACAAGTGTTTCTTTTTCGGCTACTGTATCAGATGAAAATGTAATAGAAGTCCACTTAAGTATTTCTGGAAATGCTTCAGGGATGTCAAATTCAGTTATTAGAGAAGCAGGGATATTTGATTCAGCAGGTAATTTATTAGTCCGACATAATTTTGATGGACTAGGGCCTTTTTCAACAACAGAAAATTTAGAACTCTTTTTTATTATGGAGGTAGAATAATATGAATAATCCACACTTTTATAGTACCCTTTCTGGAACGCCTTCA